AAGTCGTACCTTTTCTGCTAAAATGTACTGTTCCTGTTCTGCGTCATATATTGCACCCATAATATATGATATTTATTCTTGTATATACACATATACGTTAATTATTTTACACACATTTATGAAATCGGTTCACACTTCCCACATCTAGCCCAAAACACAACCCTTTAGGTGCTTACATAGCTTATTTTTGAATTTTTTAGGATAGAAGTAATAACCATGGGTCATTATAGGGTGTTTTTATCAACAAAAACCCACCAAAAACCACCAAAAACAACCAAAATCAACCAAAACCAACAAAACAACAAGTAGAAACGCTTAGAACTAAGTAATTATCTTATAATTATGGCATGGAAGAAGTTTTATCAGCAGCACTTATCTTGGTGGCGTGTATATCTGGCGGTGTTTCCTGTATGTTTATTGCTCGGAGCCGTTCAACTACTAACAAACATTCCAGGCAACGCATCAAAGACTTTGAAAGTGATATTAAATATTTAGCAGAAAGCAAGAAAGAAAGTGATAAACAACATAGAGAAGATATGCGACATTTACAACAAGCCCTTAACAGGTCTAAACGTGGCGAAACGGTAACAGATAGTGATATGAAGAACTCAGGTCTGGGTGAAGTTATCATGCAGTTGGTTCCTGGCAAGTATCGTAAGGCTGCATCCTTCTTGATACCACAAATTGAAGAAGCAGTTAAGAAAGACCCTGCACTAATAGAAAAGGTATATGAGAAAATCAAATCCGCTAACACAACCAGTAATCAACAGACCGAACCTGGACCTGAAACTGAAGGAATACAAACCCTGTAAGACTTGTGCTGACACTGTAGATGGTCATCCACATGGAATTATTAGGACCGTAGACTTTCAGACTAACTCAAATAAACTTGACCCAATTTACAATACCTTTGAAGATTGTCCCACCTGTCATGGTGAGAAATACTATTTTCAGTAATTAGAAATTCCAAGCACTATCTGACGACTTTTTACGCCTAGAAACACGCTTTTTAAGTCCTTTATAGGCACGTCTTGCAGTTTTTCTAATACCGCCTTTTCGTGTACTTCGTTTTCTTTTTCTTGTTGTTGATTTTCGTTTAGTCTTTTTCTTGGTTCCTCTTAGTCTGCGCATTTTTGCACCCCAGGCTTTAGCAGCCTTTGAACCTTTCTTCAAGTAACCGATACCCCTCTAGCTGAATAAAATGACCTAGCGGCTGCGCTTAATGATGGCACCGTTGCAGTAGTTCCACCAGACCAGGTAATAGTAGAAGAAGAAGGGCTGCTGACATTTCTAACAGTTTCGCCTTCGCTTTGTGCTACTGCACTGCTATTTGCAGCACCAGCAACATTAGAATCATAAACGACTGGGACAGTCGCCATTAAATTTTTAATTTCCCAAAACGGTTTAAAAAGACCCACACCACCTTCTCCAATTCCTATGCCTAATTCAGAAGCACCCGAACCAAGATTAGATAAGACTCTACCAATAGCGGAACCTGTTTCACCTAATGCACCAGCAGATGCCGAGGCTTCAGCAGGTCTACTAATTATATTACCAAAATAGAGAATAGCAGCACCAATTAAAGCGATTGGGAGGATTTTACCGATAATACCCATATTCTTACATATTACAATACTTAATAAGCAGTTCTCATTCTATAGAATGAGAATGGCATTTAAATTAAAAACAGGAAAAACCATAAACAAGGTTCTAGCAGGTGCAGGAATTGCAAGTCTAGGAGGTTTAATTCTCGGTGCAATAGCACCTACTATTGCAGGTTCTACAATGGGTAAAGCAATAACCACATTAGGTGCTTATGGTATTGGTGGAATTGAATCAGCAGCAGGAGCAATAGCGACAAGTTTCATGGGTAGCAGTTTAACAGCATTTACAGGACCAACAGCAGAAGGTAACGTCCAGGTGGATAGCCTCTAATGTCTGTTCCATTAATGAGAAGTTACACGACAACTGGTGCAGCACTTAACGTTTTTACACCTTCCACTGACGATGTCACAGGTTTGACCATCCAGCAGCTCAACCGGAGTAATACAATTTTAGATTGCGTGAATAATCCAGACCCACCAGGGGCAGCAGCATATGAAACAAATGTTTTAGTTAACGGTATTCAATCAGGAGTGACAAACTTTTCAGTAGCATCAAGTGCAGCCAGTGCAGGTCGTGTTGTTTTTGGACCAATCGGTGTTACAGTTGGCGGACAAGCTGGCGGAAAACAATTATCTTGGCAATCTGGTCAAGTAGTTACTGGTGGCGGAATCGCACAATATTCATTTTTGATGAAATATTCGAATTTGTTTTAGGGGGCTTTAATGCCACAAAATATACTAGGTTATGTTGTCAATGTTTTACCAAAAGACCCAACTGTCCCTAGCACTTATGTTGCTGATATTATCGCAGCAGGAACTACTACAACAATCGAATATCCTGCACAATATCGAGCAGTTGCAATTTCAGTTGCAATAAAAAATCAGGATGCTGTAAACGCATGTCAATTTGCTGTTAACGGTCAGCCCTTAGTGGCATTGTCTGCTGGTGCGGACCAGAACATTAATGACCAGAATATTATTAGAATACAAATTGTTGCTGGTGCTGCTGGTGCAGTTAATGTACTGGCACAAGTCACACCAATGTTTTTCAATACAGAAGCCCAACGATTTAGAACGGTGTCACAATAATGAATCAACAAGGAAAAAAAAAGTTACTTAAAAAATATAAAGAATATATCAAGGTGCTAAGTTAATGGGCTTTTCTGGCGGGGGCTCAAATATTTTAAAACCACATACCCATTCATCTGCTATTGTTCAAGATGGTGGCAGTTTAGATTTTGATAATATTACACAAGCGGACTTGACCGCTGGTGACATGACGTACAGTAACGGTACTGCACTACAAAGAATCCCAATTGGTACGGCTAACCAGGCTTTGATTAGTTCTGGTGGTATTCCAACCTGGGCAAATTTGGATATTGACCAATTGTATTTGGCTTTACAGAATTATTCAAAAAGTTTTGAAACTGGATTTCAATCTGGAACTATTACATCAAGCATCCCAACAGGTTCTTCCTGGACGTTTACCAATGTGGCTGGTACAACCACTAATACTATGGTGGATGGAACAGCAGGTGGTTTTAGGATGACGTGTGACAATGTCGGAGCAACTCGTGGAGGATTATCAAATAACGACATAAGAAATTTTAGTGCTACAGATTCAACAGTCTATGGTATTTTTAGTTTTGATAATACCGCAACGTTTGTTACAAATGGTTTAAGTTCTAATGTAAATACCAATACAACTAGCACAGAATACGCAGCAGTTAATCTTGATACCTTACTTACCAATGTTGCACTAGCATCGTGTGACGGGACCACACTTTCAAAAACAGAAACAGATATTGCATTAAGTACAAACCCTGTAGTTTATCGTTTAGTTTTAGGTTCTGCAAATTTAAAATTATATTTGTATATTTCTAACGCATGGGTTTTGAAGGTGACAAAAACAACCAACAGGCCCACTGCTGCACTGCAACCCAATATGTTTATTCAAAATAGAACTGGTGGTGCAACACGTTTTGCAACGTTTCAATATTTTAAGGTGGTAAATAATGCAGTCCTGTAAATTAAAATATAGTGGTATTAATCCAGAAACTTATGACCCACCAGAAGGTATTGATATTGTTTGGAATGATAAAAAAACCTGTACAGTATATTATACAAAAAATGAAGATTTGGAAAAAGTAAAAAAGGATATTGCCAGGTAGTTAATTATTTTTTTCATGAGCTAACCAAGATACATAAGGATTAACAAAAACCCATTCCAATTCTGATATTATACCATCATGTGTATCAGCACATAACACAGAACAAAATTTTTTTTCAAATCTACGTGATAAATTATCACATAATCTATTTTCACATTTACGCTTCATTTTAAACCAAGACATTTTAGGCAATATTTTGACTTTGTATTTTTCTTTTTGAACTTGTGACATTTAGCACAGTGAACATCAGGTGGATGTTGTGATATAACTTCCCCTTGAATCGCACCATGAAGGTTAGCTATATTTTTCAAAATTCCTGTAGTGTTCATACTGTTTCCAAACCTTCTTCAGTTGCAGTGTTCCAGATGCAGAACCGCATGCCCTGGGTCAAATTCTTTAATTTGTTTTTATTTACTATTTGCTGAACTAACGCCCATTCTGAAATACTAAATGATATGGTTTTATGGACCATGTCTTCATTTTGTATGTTTAATTTACCAAGTCGTACCTTTTCTGCTAAAATGTACTGTTCCTGTTCTGCGTCATATATTGCACCCATAATATATGATATTTATTCTTGTATATACACATATACGTTAATTATTTTACACACATTTATGAAATCGGTTCACACTTCCCACAT